AATGAACGCCTTTAAATACAGAATGAGACTTGGAGACAAACCAGACCAACCAGTCGAAAGGGATTTGGCCAAAGCTAAATGGTATGAGGTAATGGCTAAAAAACTAAGGGGTGAAAACCAAAAAGAGAATCAAACAATTAACAGACTTGGAGCATTCGATTTTTAAATGTCCAGTTTTTTAACGATTTAACTGGACAAACATTTAACAAGCATTAAAAAAACATTTAACAAAACCTTTCGGTAATAGGTAAACCGAGTATAAAACTATGACACCAATACAAGCACTTTTAAGGTTATTAAAACCTAAAGAACAAGTAAAAATAGAAAATCCAGAATTTAAAAATGTTGAATGGGCATTTCAGTTTAATGAAGATGAGCCAGTTTTATTAGCAACCCCAAAAAAAGGGACAAAAACATTAAGTATTCATATTAGCAATAAAAAAAGTTCTAATATTATTTTTAAGGATGCCAAAGGAAATGAATTTAAAATATTTGCAAGGGAGCAAATAGAGAATTATTCAATTGGCCAAAAAACTATTTAAAAAATTATATAACTTAAACGACAAACAAAAGGGAAATGAAAACATTTAACACTAAAAGTAAAACAAGTCTAATGACAAGTCCATTATTAATATCAGAACAAAATGTTGTTTTTTTAAAAAATAATGGGACAAAAGAGCTTTTAAAACTTTGTGAAAACGGAGACATTTTTGTAAATGGCAAACTTGTAGAAAATGACAAAGAAGTTGTTGATGGTTTGCGAGAATTTTTAAAAGGGCAACAAACATTTAACAAAATGGAAAAGCAAACGGCATTAGACTTTTTATTAACAGAATTAGATATAGATAAATTAATAAGTAGGGAAAATTTAACAATTGCAGCAGAGGTTGTAAGACAAGCCAAAGAAATGGAGAAGCAACAAATTATCCACGCCTATAATCAATCGTGGCATTTTAGAGATAAGCCATACGAAACAGCAGAACAATACTACAACGAAACATTTAGAAAGCTATAATATGACAAACAAAAGCAAATAGTAAGCCTTTAGATTGACTTTGGAAAATAATATCTAATTTTAGCTTTATAGTGGAAAAAATAGGCGCAAAGCAAGAAAAATAGGCGCAATGGTGGAAACGAAATGGTATAGGCGCAATAACTTCCATTTTTAATAGAACGCAAAATCAAATAAGGAAAGCAACGGGCAACCTTATAAAAAAATGTAGCCGTATTTATACGCATTTATACGAATAATGAGCTTTAAAAAGGATAAATAATGCAATTTAGTGACTTTAATAACCAGTTAAGTGTCACAAGTTTTAAAATAATAGTGACAATGCAAAAGCATATTAAAGTTTATTTTGATTATTTTGGATATAACACATCCGATTTTATACCATGCGAGGCATGTGGCGCCAAAGCCGTTGACATCCATCACGTTGTGTTTAGGTCTAAGTTCGGCAAGAAGACAAAAGACCAACAAGATGCAATTGAAAACTTAATTGCATTATGCAGGGAATGCCACAACAAAGCACACGACAACAAACTAACTAAAGAATGGCTATCGGAATTGCATACATCAAACCTTTAAGCGTAAACAAAGCATGGCAAGGCAAAAGATTTAAGTCTCCAGAGTACAAAGTTTATGAGAAACAAATGCTTTTCACACTAAAGCCAATGCAACTGCCAGAGCCGCCATACCAAATTGACTTTGAGTTTGGATTCAGCAACAAAGCATCGGACATAGACAACCCCATGAAACCATTTTTGGATATATTGCAAAAAAAGTATAATTTTGATGACGCAGAAGTCTATAAAATAGTGATAGTGAAGACAATAGTTGCCAAAGGTAGCGAGTTTATAAAGTTCGAAATCAAATCACTAAGGTAAACGGCTGAATTTAAGTAAATTATATCATTCAAATTTCACATTAATTGTCATGAACATAAAAATAAGCGACAAAGAGTTTTTAGCAATACTGAGAGAGAACGCAGGACTATTTTCGAGGACTGCAAAAGCTATTGAAAAGCAATTTAAAATAGATTACACCAGACAAGCAGTCAGAGAGAGAGCATTAAAATTTCCAGAGGAACTAATTGACATCCGAGAGCAAAACATTGATGTGGCCGAAGATGGATTGTTTAGTCTTATGAAGTCAGACAACGACAACGTAAAGATGCGAGCAATCGAATTATATTTGAAAACCATTGGCAAAGCCAGAGGATATGTCGAAAAGGTCGAGCAACAAATCACTGGGGGCATGGACAACACATTAGAAATAAAGATTGTTAAAACCGAGTTCCCGATAAGGTCAACAGAAAACGATGTTTGAGACAACTGAGTTATTTGAAGCTAATATAACGGCCGAAACTAAAATCATAATCAATCAAGGCGGGACATGGTCTGGCAAAACTTATTCTATTTTGCAGGCGCTTGCCTATTTTGCATTGACAGACCCAAACTCATTAATCACAATTGTTGGTCAAGACATCCCGAATCTTAAAGCGGGAGCGCTCAGAGACTTTCAAAATATCATTTCAGACAATCCAATTGTTGACGCTCAGATTAGCGACTATAATAAATCCGACAGAATATACAAGTTTGTTAATGGCTCAATGATTGAGTTCAAATCCTATGATAATTCGCAGGATGCTAAGTCTGGAAAGCGAGACTATTTGTTTTTAAATGAGGCGAATGGTATTGACAGACAGATTGCAAAGCAACTATTGCTTAGAACAAAGAAAAAAGCATTTATTGACTTTAATCCAGACGCTGAGTTCTGGGTGCATGAAGACTATTTGAATAATCCGACCGCAAAGTTTATTTATTCCGACCACAGAAACAATCCCTTTGTCCCGAATGAGAATAGAGCCGAAATTGAGGCGCTTAAAGACATCGACATTGAATTGTGGAAAGTCTATGCAAGGGGAATCACTGGGCGCATTGAGGGGCTTATTTATCGCAATTGGACGATTGGAAATAGTTTCCCAGAGGTTGACTATGTTTACGGCTTAGACTTTGGTTATAACCATCCCACGACACTGGTCAAATGTGGATGGGACGAAAACAAATTCTATCTGGAAGAGGTCATCTATGAAAGCGGACTGACAACGGCTGACTTAATCGAAAAAATGCAGAAACTAAACATTGGCCAAAAAGAAATATTTGCAGATGCTGCGAGGCCAGATACAATCGAGGAACTTTATAGGGCGGGATTTAACGTCTTTAGCGCAGATAAATCGGTCAAAGATGGGATTAACACACTAAAGGCAAAGCCAATTATACTGGTTGACTCTCCAAATGGAGTCAAAGAGTTCAAAACATATAAATGGAAAACAGATAAGAACGGCAAAGCAATTGACGAGCCAGTTAAGTTCAATGATGACTTTTGCGATGCTGCCAGATACGGCATTTTTAACGGCACAAAATCCCACACAAAAAAAATATCATGGTTTTAGTTAACATCGACAAAGAATATCAGTTCCCAACTCAGTTGGACGAAATCACATTGAGGCATTTCATTGACTTGCAAAACTTATTGCATGAGGAAAAATACAACGAAGCGGTCATGCTTATGTCTGGAATCAGTGAGGACATTTACGACAAAATTAGTTTGAACGGCAAATTGGAATTAACTGGGTTGGCTCAGATGTTAGTCAATGGCGAGATTCTTATGGTTGGCGAGCGATTAGATTTATACGAAATCATGAGTTGCCCGATTGGACAATTCGAAGACTGGAAAGCAACCATTGCTGAATTTAAAGATTGCGAGTGGAAAGCATTGCCATTTTTATGCTTGTTGGAAACTGGCGAGTATAACTACGACACCAGAACAAATAAACGATATTTGGAATATCTAAACTTGCCCGCATCTGTTGCACTTTTTTACCAAAACAAAGTGAATGAGCAATTTGCAGATGTTCACAATAAATTCTTACCTTTGTTTGAAAGCGAATTAGAGGACATTCAATTGGATGCGGGAGTTCAAAGTCTTAATCAGTTTGGCGGTTATGGCACATTGGTGCAATTGGCCGATGGGATTTATAAAGACATTGAAGCAGTGAGCAAAACAAGCGTTGCAGAGGCATACACTTTTTTGACTTACAAGAAGATTGAAAGAACATATTTGCAGAACTTAGAAAAATTGAGACGTGAACAAATTAATCGAAATATTCAAGAATAAAGCCGAGCAGACTTACACGTTCGGCAATGGAACGTTTAATGAGTTAAACGCTCAGTCGAATATCAAATATCCGCTAATCTGGATGCTATTTCCTTTGAGCGTAACTAATAACTCGACTAATAACATTATTGTGTCGCAGACTTATTCGTTTAGCCTGCAATTTATCACATCGGGTTCCCTTACAGATAAGCAATCAAAAATGAATGGCCATTTCGACCAATTGAACAAAATCATGGTTGGATATATTCAGTCAATGCAAATAGAGAACGAAGATTTGGAGAGGGATGCAATGACATTTGGACAAGCGACAATGATTAACAAAAAGCAAGACAATGTTCACTATGGGTGGTCGGTTGCCGTATCGGTAACATTGCCAATTGATTCAAGTTTGTGTTGTGATTTATTCGCATGATAGATTTAACAAACACACTGGCTGAATTTAACAAGCTGAATGAGGCGCTTGTAACTGCATTGAATAAAGCGGGGACATTGTCTGACTCACATGAAGTTGTTTTGACAACAGAAAACACAAGAAGTCAAGTTGCTATCATGGCAAATGATTATTGGTTTTGGCAAAATAAAGGCAGGGGCATTACAAAAGAGGGAAATTATCCCGCATTGGTAAGGCCAAAAATTGATGAGTGGGTTAACAAGTTGCCAGATTGGTACGCAAAAGACAAAAAAGACGGCTCAAAGGGCAAGAAATTAACAAAGGCAGAGCAAGCGTTTTTAGTTACAAGGAAAATCCACAAGGAGGGATATAAGGGGAATTTTTACGTTGACAAAACAATCCCAAATTTTGAGGCCGCAATAAATAAGGCGGTATTTGAGGACATACAAAATTATTTTAACAATGAGTTTAACAATTGAAGTTGAGCCGTCAATAAATACGGCCGTTTATAATCCAATTCGATTCGAGTTTAATTCGGATGTTACGTCTGACTATACAATCGGAGCGGAAGCTGAGGCGCAGGATGGGCAAAGTAATTACAATGGTTATTTGCAAATCAGTTTAACAAATGAGCATTTTTTATTGGTTGGCGATTTTATTTTGATTTCACAAAACGCAGGCATTGACGCATATAATGGGGTTTGGCTTGTTACTGAATTGATTGACGACACTCAATTTGTAATCAATGCACCTTACGTTGGAAGCGGAACATCAAACATTTGGTTTTATAAATATCTAAGAAACTACAACGCAGTGATTCGAGTATTTGGATTTAACTATTGCGACAATGGATTCGAGGAACTTGCAAAACTAACTTTAAAGCCTACGTTTGTTTTAGGTTATTGTTATTTCATTGTTGACATTGCAGACATCTTAAAGGATTATAATTCTGAGTGTAACGTTGTAACAGAT